AAAAAGACTCATATTTATTATCCTCCTTTATTAATTAAACAAATAATGCTTTGCCAGCATCTACTAAGTTTTCATCCATCTTTTCTTCTTTAGTATGGAAGAAAATATTATTTTCTTCTTTTGTTGAATTAGTTTCAATACCAGTTAATTTTCCTTCTTTAAACCTTTTAACAATTAAATCCGCTTCAGCTTTCTTTAATCCTTCAAGATCACATTTTTCAACATACTCTTTTAGAGAATTAACTTCTACTTCATCAAATTTATTTTTAGGAATTTCAACCTCAAAATAAGAATTTACTTCTGCTTTTTTCTTTTCAGTTTCAATTTTATTTAAATTTTCCTTATATTCATTAGTTTCTACTTCAAGTGTAGAATATTTAGCATTAACTTCTTCAAGTGACTTGTTAGCGGTTACAAGTGCTTCATTAAGTTCTGCTATTTTATTATCCTTTTCAACATTCACAGAATTAAGTTCAGTTACCTTATTATTCAGTTCAGTTAATTGTGAACTTAATTCAGCGATTTTAGCATTTAATTCCTCAACATTCATTACTTCTGTTCCTCCTTTTTGATTTTGTTCAGCAATTATTTTTTTAATCTGATTTATATTTATTTCTACAGGTTGAGAATCGGCAGTTGGAGT